CGTTTCGGTTTTTTTGGTCTGCCACCTTTCGCACCATTCTCACTGTTTATGCGGCTTTTGGTAGTTGCATTATCATATTGAACATCAAGAAACTTTATAATGATATTTTCACCTTCTAAATCAATTATACCCTCTGTAATCAATTCATTTAACTCTTTTGGATAGTTAAGCCTTCTTAAAATTTGGTCTTTAGTTAGTGAGCATTCACGTTGCCAATAGTAAGCACAAAGATTAATAAACAAACCTTGCGCTGCTAAACTGCAAAATGAAACATCTTTAGTTAAATATTCAGCAGGTTCAAATTGAAAGTATGGTAATTCTTTAGCCATGATATTAAAAAACAAAACATCGGCTGTTCGGGTGTGCGCTCCCTACTAAGCCAATGCTTTTATATTTAAAATGAATGTCTATTTTGAAAGTTGCGCACATAAGAAATACAAATATACTAATTAATTTAATTATCAAATTTATAAATAGCACCTTTATATTTAGCTATGTCTGAAAATTTAAAGGTTGCTAATTGCGTATTATCGTAATTGTTAAAAATACTATATTTTTCTTGCTTTATAAGTTCCCTAATAGCATCCACATCACATATTCTTATTTTTATTAATTTACTTTCATCTTCATTCATATAAGCATAAAAATAAATATCTGCTAAACCATTTTGTATTTTTTCAAATTCACAATAACCTCCCGCTTTACTTCTGTATCTTATAGTTAAGTCATTAAAATTAATGTATTTATGTTTTCTAATTCTTACAGATATTCCAATTTTAGAATTTAAAACCATATCAAAAGATAAATTCCCATCTTCATAATCGCTTGAAACTGAAACACTGCCTTTTTTAAATTTAATATTTGGCATAGCATTATTTATATGCTTTGTTATTTCTGTTTTAAATTTGTGCTCTAAATCCCTATAATTATCCATTTATAAAGTTATTAGCTATTTTAAACATTTCCTTGTCTAATTCTATACCTAAACTTTTAAAACCTAATTCGTTTGAAGCCTTTATTGTACTACCAGAACCCATAAATGGGTCTACTATAAAATCTCCATTTACTGCTGATACTTCTAAAATTTGTTTTAATAGTTCGGTTGGTTTTTGTGTTGGATGCACCATTTTAGAAGTATGTAACCTTGAAACATTTATAATATTTCCACGTCTTGTATTTACCAACTTTTTACCTTTTACGCAATAAATAATTAGTTCTGTTTGATTTCCCCAATCATTCTCTAAATCTCCAGAACCCTTATTTCCTTTATCCCACACAATAGGTGTTTTAATTGTAAAATACTTACTTATAATTGATTCAAAATAACTAAAAACATTCCAACTGCAAAAGAAATAAAGGTGTGCATTATCTGCTGTTTTTCTTTGTAGTATTTCGCAAGTCTTATCTAATAATTCAAATGCTTCATCCTTGCCATCGTTTAAAAGTCCACGCTTTGTAATTGCTTCATCAAACATAGAACGATTAGATTTATAACTAATTCCATAAGGTGGGTCTGTTAAAACCACATCAATACAACCGTTTTCTAAGGATTCTAATATTTCTAAACTATCTCCATTTTTAATATTATCACTTATTTTAGTTTCAACTCTTGTTTCTAAAACTTTTTCTTTGTACTCGGCTTTCTTCTCCTCTTTCTTTATTTCCTTATATGCTTGGTTAATTGTAATTTCATTATTCAAAACCTTTTCTTCAACTTCGGGACTTGCTTTTTTAAATACAATATCAGCCATAGCAACTTTACCCGTACTCCAGTTTAATGTTTTTGCTATTTCTTTTTGCGTGTTGTGTTTTGGTAAACTGTTATCAACTATTGATAACAGTTTTTCTTTACTAGGTCTGCCTTCTGTTTCTTTTCTTTTTAATGAACCTTTTTTAGCAAGTATTTCTTTTTTTCTTTGTTGCAATTTATACTTCCAACCATCGGTTAAATTTCTTCTACCGTTTTGGTTATCTATCATCCATAAATAAACATCATCTTCACTATCAAAATGTTTATTTTCGGTTTCAAAATCTAAATCCCACTTCTGCGAAATTTCATATCTATTATGGCCATCAATAATAAACCCATTCCAAGTTAGTATCTTTTCACGAATACCCTCCGCCATACAATTATCTTCTAATTGTTTAAATTCTTCTTTAGTTAATGCAGGTATTAACTTTTTAAAATTTTCATTAATTTTAATCATATTTTGTAATTAAAAAAGCCTTTCAGTTCATCGGTTGCATCGAATTACCAAAAGGCTTTAGGTGAAAAAATAATTTTTAGGTAATGCAACTACCCTTTATCAAATATAGTATTTTATTTAAAACAATTCAGGTTGCATTAGTATTTTTTTACATCTATTGTTTCCTAAATCAACATAATTTTGATTTAAATCAAAACCTATAAACATTCGTTTTTCCTTTGCACTCATAGCACACTCTGTACCACTTCCAGCAAATGGAACTACTACTAAATCGTTTGGTCTGCTACAAGTCAATATTAACGACCTTGTTAAATCTTCGGGTTTTTGTGTTGGGTGCATTGCATTGTGTACTCTTGAAAATCTTAGCACATCAGTTAGCCCTAAATAATTATTAAAAAATCTTCTTTTATCCTCATACTCTTTGCGAAGTTCCTCATACTCTTTGCGAAGTTCCTCATACGGTTTTTCAAAATATCCACTTTGTTGAAATGCTTTGTAATCCTTTTCGGTTGGAAAAGCCCATTGGCTTGTTAATGCAAAATAATGGCTACAAAATGTAGAAGATACTGAAACAAACCAATCTGATTTTAAACCTGACTTTTGTTTTTCACTTCTTAAATATTGTTTAATTTCTGTAAAATTATTTGGGTCATCATATATGTCACTAAGTGCATTTACATCATAATCATTACTATACATTAAAATCCTTTCTTGTCCTCTTTCGGGGAATGTTCGCCTTGTATCCCATTCGTTTGCTATGCTTGGTTTTTCCCATACAAGCGTTCCAAGTAATTCAAAATATTTATCAAATATTATTTGTGCATAGGCTATTTTTCTGTCTATCCCATACCAAAATAAAGTGCCATTATCCGCAAGTAACCGTTTACATTCTAAACACCATTTTTCAACGTCTTTTAAATAATCATCAAAGGTTTTCCAGATAAAATCAAAGTCACCTTTTACTTTATAATAGGGCGGGTCTGCAATAATTAGGCTTGCACATTTATCTGGCAAAGCATTATTTAACCAATTATCGCAATAAATTTGGTTAATTTTTCTATTTTTTAAATTCATAATTAAAAGGGTAAGTCAGTTTCATCCGCTTGTTTATCGTTTTCGGCTTTTCTTTCTTGGGCTGAATCTTTTTTGTATTCAAACGCCTGTATTTTGCCATCTGTCCAAACTGTTCTGCCATTACCAATGTAAAACTTTTTGGTTTTGGTTTCTCTTTGTTCTTTAGTTTGGGCAACAAATGCGCTTACATTTTGATTGTAGTTGTTTACCTCATCATTAACCGCAATGGTTAATTCAACCCCGTTTAACCCTTTAACCTCTAAGGTGTGGGTAATTTGTTTTAAAGTGTCTAATTTAATGTACACTGAATTTAAACTTGCCATATCTATTTATTTAATTGTTTACTGATTTTGTTTGTTAAACTTCTGTAATAGTAAAATTGTCTATCTGAAAACCCCATATTTGATTTTACATACTCTTTATCTTCGTTTTGATCGTAAAACTTTTTAAAGTTGATATAATTATCATAAACGGGTTTACGGTCAATTATACGGGTTTTATTGACTTCCCTTAAAAAACTCTTTAATTCATTTGAAAACCTAATTGTTAATCTGACTTTGTTTCGGGTGATTGTCATTCGGCTTGTAATGTCGTCAATCGTAACCGCTCGAATTTTAAACTCGGTTTGATTGTACATTTTTTTAACAAGTTTCAAAATGTTTTGAGCTTCTTCTCTAAATGAATTTTCCTCATAGTTTTCATCAATTTCAAACACCAACCAATCGTGATCTAAAACTTTTAAAAGTGATTTTTCGTTTACACCAAATTTTAGGCTTGCCTCTTTGCACTTTTCGATAATTTTTTGGGTTAGCTTGTATTTGTGAAATGAAAAATTATCATTTTCAAAACCGCTTTTAAATTTAAAGGATGGTAGGCTTTTATTTACATAGCGGCAAGCAGCCTCTATCGCATCCGCTTTTGCTTCTAAAGTCATAGGTTTAAAATTTAGTGAATAAATCCGTTCTGTTGAATACCTCCAAAATAGTATTCATGTCTTTGGCTTGGCTTCCAAACCTTTTAGCCCATTCGTTTAATCTTGGGCTGTTTTTTGGCTCTAAAGAATATCCATTGTTATCACCAACCAACCAAAAAGGGGTATTAAATTCTGTGATCCATCCTTTTTTTCTAATGCCATTAATAACGCTTCTTAATATTCTTGGTGAAATTAAACAATGTTCAGCTAAATCAGCTTGTTTAATATTTGGTTGTTTGTAAATTGAATTGATTACATACAACTCTTGCACTGTGTAGTTTTCGTTTTTCATTTTATAAATTTATTAAGTAGTTAAAAATTTCGGGGGTTAAAACAATTAATGCAACTGCTAAAGATGTAATTAAAAGCGCAATTAATATCATTAATTTGAAAATGTAATCCCAATCATCATTATTAGGAAAATCGTTTTGAGGTGAATAGTTACTTGTCATTGAAATATTTATTAAAATGGTTAATAATTTTATTTGCTTCTCTTTTAAATTCAGGATCAAACTTATAATTGTCGTTAAATTGTGAAATGTTATGTATCACCGTTGCATGGTTTCGGCCTCCTAAAGCCTCTCCAATTTCTCTAAGTGAATAATGGCTGTTGTCTTTTGCAATTTTACAATAAACCATTCTTGCCCAAGTATAATACATTGTTTTTTTCTTGTCGGCAATATCAAAACCAACAAACTCATCTATGAATTTTTTTAACTCTGTTAGGTTTAATCTACTTGGCTTAATATCGGTGTTCATCAAATCAATAATCTCTTTTCTCTTTTGCTTTAAATTGTTTAACTCAAGCCTGTATTTATCAATGATGTTTATTTTACCCTCAATTATTAAATCAATTTCTTCTAATGTCATCTTCTTCAATTTGTTTAGTTAATAATTCGGTTGCTTCTGTTAATCTCTCAATCAAAAAGTCTTTGTCCTCTTGTGGCACTTCAAAAGTAAACTCGTTGATGTCTTGGTAATATTTACCCCTTTCAATGTACGGTAACTCTGAATCTTCTGCCCAATTTAAAAAGGCTATTTG